AGGACTTGGAGTAAAAAATGACTATTGGTTTGTACGCTATCGTCAACAAGCATACCGGCAAGGCGTACATTGGCAGCTCTAAGAATGTAGAGCTGAGGATGCGGCACCACAAGTGCTACATCAACAAAGGTTTGTTTTTGCACTATCAAGGATATGCTGAAGATGCGCGGCGATTGGGGCTGAGTGGATTTGAGTTCCGCATACTTAAGGCCACCGATACAGCGGAGGAAGCAAAGACACTAGAGACCGCGTTTTTGGAGATGTGGAACGGAGAGCTATACAACAAAGCGCCGAACGCTAACGGCGCAACAGGTATACGCAGGGAAAGAAGCGCTTATGTAAAAGGAGCCGCAAAGAGGCTCGATGACCCCAATTACCGCTCAAAACTGAGCGAGGCTTGCAAGGGCAAGCGCCAAGTTCTTAAATGCCCACACTGTGCAGTTGAGGGTGGTGGCGGCAACATGCGGCGCTATCACTTTGACAAATGCAAAGCAAAGCCATGAAACTGAGCAAGGTCGGCGCTGACTTGATGCACAGGTATGAGGGTTACCGCAACCGCCCCTACCTGTGCCCAGCTCACATCTGGACGATTGGCTACGGCCATGTGCTGTATCAGGAGCAGATCAGGCTTCCGATGGCACGCACTGAAGACAAGCCCGTGCCAATGATCCGCAAGGAGATGCCGCTCAAGCAGGAGGACAACCGTGTCTGGTCGAAGAAAGAAACCGATGATCTCTTCGCGGCTGATGTCGCAAGTTTTGAACGTGGTGTTCTTCGACTTGTTCCCGGCGTTGTTGGCCGTCAAGGCGCTTTTGACGCTCTGGTCAGCATTTCCTTTAACTTCGGGCTAGGTAATCTGCAGCGCTCCACCATCCGAATGAAGGCCAACCGGGGCGATTGGGAAGGCGCTGCCGATGCATTCATGCAATGGACAAAGGGCGGTGGGCGTGAACTCCCCGGCCTTGTCAAACGTCGCAAGGACGAGCGAGCGCTATTTCTGTCGGATAGCAGCCCTGTTGGCTTGCAGAACTGACCCAGTTGTTCATGCCTAAGTCGGTCAATAAGCCGAGCGACGAGCAGGCACAACAGTTTGACGAGTATGTCAAACACTGGCAACAAACACTGAATCTAATGGATTGGCGCTTAGAGCGCAGCAGCAAGCCTGTGAAGGCCGCAATGGCGGCAGTGCAGTGCGACAGTCAGGCTAGGCTAGGGTCGTACCAGTTAGGCGACTTTGGGGCCACACAGATCAACAGCGAGTCATTGTCGATGACTGCGCTACACGAGTGTTTACATGTCTTCCTATTCGACTTGATTTCGACAGCACAAGACAGGGCAGCAACACCTGAGCAGCTTGATGCGGCAGAACATCGAGTAATCAACGTGCTTGAGAGGGTTTTATATGGCGCAGCCAGTAGTCAGTGAGCGAGATTTCATCGATCTCTGGGATAAATATAAGTCTGCATCACAACTAGCAAAGGTACTGGGCATTGCTGAACGCAATGTCATGGCCCGTAGAAAGCGTATCGAGGCTCGGACAGGGCAACTCCTGGAGACTTTGGACAGGCGACACACCAGATCGTTTGACCACCTTAGCCCATCCAAATCCTCGTCTGCAAGGTATGCCCTTGGCATTGAGAACGGCATCGTGCTTGTCTTCTCGGATGCCCACTTCTGGCCTGGGATCAGGTCTACAGCCTATAAAGGTCTGCTATGGGCCATCAAGAACTTGAAGCCAAAAGCTATCATTAACAATGGTGACGCTTTTGACGGGGCAAATATATCCCGTCACCCTAGGATAGGGTGGGACAGTAAGCCTAGTGTAGTGCAAGAACTGAAGGCTTGTGAAGCGGCTTTGGAAGAGATTGAGGAAAGCGCCAATGGTGCAAAGTTGGTGTGGTCATTGGGCAACCACGATGCAAGGTTTGAGAACCGGCTGGCCAACACAGTGCCAGAGTTCATGCACATCGGCGGGTTCAAGCTATCAGATCACTTCCCTGCCTGGATACCATGCTGGTCGTGCTGGCCAACGGATGAGGTGGTTGTCAAGCACCGCTTTAAGAACGGCGTTCATGCCACCCACAACAACACTGTCAACGCTGGAATTAGTGTAGTTACAGGCCATCTGCATAGCCTCAAGGTCACCCCGTTTTCTGACTACAACGGCGTGAGATTCGGTGTGGATACGGGCACTCTGGCCGAGATTGACGGCCCCCAATTCACGGATTACATGGAAGACAATCCAGCGAATTGGAGGTCGGGTTTTGCTGTGCTAACAATCCACAAGGGTAGGCTTTTGTGGCCAGAACTTGTGCATCGCTACGCACACGACAAGATCGAGTTCAGGGGTCAGGTGATAGATGTAGAGTCCTTCTGAGCCTTCTGAGTCTCTTGCTCTTGCACTATGGCGCGATAGGCCTGTAGAGCAGAGCGCAGATCCTGCCTCATGTGGGAGACTTGATCTTCCAGGTCATTGATCTTCTGTAGGGATTCGTGAGCGAACCGGATCAACTGGTCGGTCTTCCAGCTTGCGAAATCGTGCACCTCCGTGCTTTGCTTTTGGGATTGGGCGTTCTTCTGTGTGGAAATCATGCTCGTTGCCGCATTTTCTGTGTCGGTAGATCAACCCGTTTCTCTGGCTCGTTCTTTCTACTGTCGTCCATGTTCCGCAAACGGGGCATTTCACTGGGTGGACTCCATCCGAATTTTCTCCATGTTTGCTGTACGTCTGTTGCAGCGGCAGGAATATACCTGAATTTCGGGTCTAAGATGCTTAACATTTTTCTACTCCAAAAGCCTTTCTGATGAGGTCGGCAGAGTGGTATGGCTCGGCTTCGTATGCGATGTCGGCACAGCGGTTGGCAACGACTGAGGCGAAACGCTGAAGAGTGGCGTTAGAGATGCAGACCATTGACCCCTGATTAGCGTCTACCAGACGATACGCTCCAGCCTCTTGAGCCATCTTTATGATGTCTTCTTTCATGCCTCTCCCCTTGCTCGGATAGCGCGGTTTATTTCCTCGGCATTGTTGTCGCTGATGCACAGGCCCGTAACGATGCGGCACACTGCCTCGCGCTCATCGGCCCGAACAATAGCTTCGACTGACTGGGCGAATTCATGCACCTCCTGGTGCTTGCGCCAAAGCTCTACGATTTCTTTGTGGATCATGTGTTCTTGTCCCTGAGCAGCTTTTCAGTGTCCATGACGACATCACGAACGTCATAGTCCCACTCTTCGATCTCAGCGTCCGTCAGCCCGACCCACTGGCGCTGTACTGTTGGTGGGTTGAAATAGCCCCCGTCTTTTCGCAGCCAGCCAATCCCATCAGAATCCTGCTTCTCAGCCTGCTCGATGGCGGTGCGTAATTTGGCAAAAGCAACGACCATTGATGAATGTGCTTTCGCATCTTCTTGACTATCCGATGCGTTGTTGTACGCATCCCATGCTTGCAGTACCTGTTTCATCGTTTCGATGTTCATCTGCGACTCTTCTTCATCTTTGGCATTTCTACCGTTACCTTGCGAGGATTGATGCCCTCAAAAGCCCCGACTCTGGAGGCCAGTGAGGGGTAAGGCTCTACGCCTGTCTTACGCTTGTCGTTGAGAACTCTAGAGGCCTGATAAGAGCGTTTCCTATCAGTCTCTAGATCTCTGAACGACAGTTGCGCCTTGTAGTCTTTGTCAAATGGATTCATGAACCTGTTGCACTTTGGCTTGGGTTTGCTCCAGGGCTTCGATCAACTCTTCTACTTGTCCTTGGTCAAGAGAGATGTTCATGCTGCCGTTGAGGGCATAGATGGACAGCAGGATCTTGTTTTGCAGCAAGGATACGAAGACGTTTTGCTCTCCGTTTTTGACTTTGACTTGCATCGTGTGATGGTTCATGATTTCTCCAGTGTGTAGTACCAGTAGGGGCCTTTTCGTTGGCAGGCAATGTTGATTCCGTTTTGTCTCAACTCTGAGATGATTGAGTTGACAGCGCAGACATTCGCATGTCTGATGATGTCCAGAGTGCTGAATTCACCGCCCACTTCCAGCAACTTCAACACCCTGTTCAGCCGATCACTTTTATCGAGTCGGGCGCTGTTCATGTTCAGAACGGCAGGTCTGCGTCATCAATGTCAGGAGCCTGACGAACTGGCTTGCGCTCTTCCTCTTCCTTCTTGGGGTTGTTGATGTAAGCCCAGCCATCCCAGCCACCCTCTTTGAGCGGGATGCTATCGATCTTGAGCATCGGGCCGTTCTTGGTGTCAATGATGCTGCCAATGCGGCTATACCGCTTCTTAACCTCACCCTGGGCATTCTTGTACTCGCCCGTAACGCAGGAAATCTCTTTCAACACTTTGCTCATTTCATTCTCCAATCTTCTGTTTCAACGCTTGCACTTTTTCTTCCACTTCAGCCAGGAACTTCTTGACCTCAGTTTCAGCCTCTTCAATCCACCTGTCATCCCGATTTACCCTAACGATGAACAGTTGGGCTTTCGGTGGAAACCGTGGGTCAAAAACAACATAGTCACACCAGGGCCGGTCAGCGCAGCGCATCTGCCACTGCATCTGAGCAAAGTACTTTGACTCCACCGGATTGTTGGACAGTATGACTTCCAGGAAGGTCTTGGATTCTGGGCACTTGATCTCGACCATGCCACCCTCTACAAGCCCATCAGGAGACGCTCCAGCCATCGCAATGGTCGGGTGAGGGATAAACCCCACCTCCTCCACCAGAACGCCCCTATAGGCCTCGTATGCGGCTCTGGCGAACTGCTCTTGCTCAATGCCCCACTGGATGGCCGCACTGGTGTAGCCCTCTGCTCGGTTGCCAGTGATTCGCTCCAGGACTAGCTGAGTCATGTAATTGCCGCGATCAGCCCCGTATCCGGTTTTGGTCTTCGCTAGCACTTTGTGCAGATTGCTTGCGGTGACTTTACCCAGGCGCTGCTGGAACCACTCGTCGGTGCGCTGCTCATCCATTGGATTTCTCCTGCTTGGCACGGGCGATCCGGGCTGCTTTGGCCTCGATCACCTTCTTGATGGAGTCCTGGTGGCCCTGGCAAGCCTCGTAGGCCTGTTTGTAGACCGTCTGAAGCTCTTCCCCTGTCACAGTGGCTTCGATGGCTGCAAGCCAGTCTGTAACGTCAGGCGCATCACCCTCTGGCAGATCTTCCCCGGCATAGATGTACAGGCCCAAACCGTGTAAGCTGAGAGCTTTAGTCATGCAGCGCATGATGGCCGTGTTGACCTGGAAAGCATCTGGGTTAGGGATAGCCTTGTTGCGGTGATCCATGACGGGCAGTTGGCAGGTCATTGCCTTGCCAAAGATCGTTACTGTGACCCAGACCAGCGCAGTGCCTCCTGGCAGGGTCATGAACGGCTCTTCTGTGTACTGATCTCGCTTGAACGTCTCCACCTTAAAGGTGGCGGTTGGATCAGCCTTCAGTGCTTCAGCCCAGGCCCAAGCCCACGATAAGTAGGTCAGGTTGGACTTCTTCTCGGTATGCTCGTTGACGTTAGTCTTGAGCAGATTCTCGATACTCATCTTCTCTCCTTGAAAGACCCCGGCGGGATTGCTAGGGCATGGGGTTGATTGTACAGTTAACTGAACGCCCCACAAGAATTTTTCATAGGGACTTACCCTAACCCGTGGCCAGTGAATGTAGAGTACACTGTACGGATGACCAAAGAAGAGGCGATCAAAAGGGCGGGTTCTCAAGCTGCACTGGCTCGGATACTGGGCGTGTCCAGGGGCGCAGTGAACCAGTGGAAGCAGATGCCACAGGGCCGCGTCTATCAACTGATGGTTATCAAACCCGAGTGGTTTGTAGGGGCTTGACAAGTCCACAGAAATCCTAGACACTGCACTTGTTGTCGTAGTGGACAGCAAGTAAGGCCGTTTAAGTCTATCCCTGGCCCCGGATCCTCCCCGGGGTTCCACTACCGGGGATAGAACTTAAGCGGCTTTTTTGTTTTCCGAAGACAACCGTCAGGGCGCGTTAGCTGATGGTCTGCATGGACTGAACCCGAGAAACACCGCACACCGACACACCCCGGTGCAAAAGGCGACCAGCGTTGATTGACCGACTGGTAAAGCGTGAGGGACACGGTGGAACAAGACCTCTCGTATAAGCGAATCAATCCGTCAGGCGCACTTGGGCTGATGACTGCTTTTTTGGTTTAATTAAGATGAATTGCGGTAGCAGATCGAAAGCTGGAGCGGGAGGATCGTAGTTATCCACCCTTGGGGAACCTATGACTGAAAGGAAATCAATGTTTGAGAGTGGATTCGACAGATTCTGGGCAGCATGGCCAAAGTCATTCAGAAAAGGCGGCAAAGCAGCCTGCCTAGCAAAATGGAAGAAGACCTACTGCGAAACGTGTGCAGATCAGATCATTAAGCACGTTGAGTGGATGAAAACAACCGATCAGTGGCGAAAAGACAACGGTGCATTCATCCCAGCACCACTTGTTTACCTAAATCAGGCAAGATGGGATGGGGCTGAGATTCCAGAAATCAAAAAGCCCCTCACAATGGAGCAAGAGTACCAGCAGCGGATTGCCAATACCGTACCGATGCCCGACCACATCCGGGAGCGGCTGGCTCAGATCAGGCGAGGCGTATGAGCGCAAACGAAACCCAAGTCGCAGGGCAGCACTACAAAACTGAAATCCAGCCCTGGGATTTCATTGCTGCCAACAAACTAGACTACTTTGAGGGCAACATAATCAAGTACGTCAGTCGGTGGAGAGTCAAAGGAGGCGTGGAAGACCTACGCAAGGCCCGGCACTACCTGGATAAACTGATCGAAATGAATGTTAAACCATGACCCATGAGCAAGCCCAAAAAATCCTCGACAAAGTCCGCGAGGGTGTTGCCTACCCGTCCGGTGTTGTGGATTTCGCCCTATTCCTCACCGGAGACCTTGATGCACATGAGGCGCACGGAAGCCAGGGAATGGGTGGAGCGGTACAAACGCAAGGCCAGACAAGTTGGGGCAGAGCAGGCCAGGATATGGTGGAGCGTCATCATTTCGGCCATTGAACGCAAACGGGGCTTAGACGCGGCAACCGAACTACGGCGGCTGATGAACGAGGAGCGTAAAAAGTGACTTTCATGGTTCAGTTCCAGATTGACGCGCCACCAGTACCGAAGGGCAGGCCTAAATTCAGCAAGATCGGCGGCTTTGTCCGAACCTACACGCCTCGGAAAACCAGCGACTACGAAACCATAGTCCGTGAAACCGCACGGCAGGCAATGGGGCCAACTGAAGTGCTAGAAACGCCTGTAGCCGTCTATCTGTACATTAGGCTACCTGTCCCTAAGAGCTACCCTAAAAAGCGCCTGGAGGCCTGTTTACGGGGCTTGGAAAGGCCAACCAAGAAACCGGACATAGACAACCTAGCGAAAAGTGTCCTAGATGGGCTAAATGGTGTGGTTTATGTGGATGATGGCCAGATCGTCAGCCTACACGTCACAAAAGTCTATTCATCAGCGCCTGGGGTTGATGTTCTCATCAAAGAGGAATTGCCATAAAAAACGGCCCCGAAGGGCCATTCTTACCGCTTGCCTAGGATGATCCTAAGCAGCAGGGCTAATCCAGCGTAAAGCATACAGAGGCCTCAATTTGTTCGATGATGGTCGGGTCAAGCACAGGCAGAATGTCCAGCCCATGCACCTTGGCTGACATTAGGTAGGCTACTGGTGGCCATGCTGGGCCGCAGGTTGCAGACTCTGGGTCAGTGTTGGCGGGTTCTCCAGGGTCATATTCAAGCTCACAGTCAAGCTCGATTCCTGACCCAGCAGAGTAGGTGTGGTTTATTGTTCGCATGGTTTCATCAGTAGAACAAAATGTCAAAGTAGGCTAGGCCAAGGATTGCAAGCGCAATGCCGAATAGGATAGCGGCCAGGATATCTTTTGTGTTTTCGGACATGGCTTACTCCCCAAATTCGGCGTAATGCTCACCCATTGCGCGAGCCATAAGGGTTAAGGCGCGTGCATTTTCTGCGCCGTACACATCCTCTCTATCCCAAAATCCCGTGCCATGCCCGTTACGGGTAAGCCATAGATCATGCCCTACCTGTGTCGGATCAAACTGGGTCAGATCGATAGCACCGGAACAAGCCAAGCGCAGCCGGTGACATGCGGCCCAAGCCTCTCGCATGGTGTCAGGGCTTAACGGCTCATCAGCAGATGGCTGGCCATCTTCGCCCGTTTCAGTGAAATAAATAGCCTCGATGTAGGCATCTGTCATTTTGTCTGACATGATTTTCTCCAAATAGACCCGTTCGGGCATTAGTGCAACAGCGCACCCAATAGCACCCAGTGGATGCTACAGGGTAGGCTTTGTTTATTTTTCTGATTGATGCTGCAATGCCATGTTGTGACGATAAGCAGCGACCCGCTCAGAAAATGCTTGTGGGTCTGCTTCTATGAATTCCACTGTTTCCGGGTAGACCCCTGTAAACAATGCTTCCAGCAATTGAAAATCCAGGCCTCCGATAAATGGCTGGTCTAGGCGATTAGCCCATGCCTGCGCGGTTTGCTCATAGTTGACTGCTGGGTCTACATAGTGGCCAATGTTCATGATTTCCTCTACTTTGTTGCCCGGATTGCTCCGGGCTGTGTGATTGTTCAGTAAGTTATTTCATGCAGTGGTCATCATAGGCATCACACAATGTGACGTAATCAACCCTATAGCACACTGCAACGCGCCACGCAACATCTGGGAATTCCGCACTGTCTTGACGCATCAGCGCCAGCAGCCTGGATAGTGCTTGGGCGATATCGGTGGGTTTAGTTGAGTCTTTCATGATGCTATCTCCTAAATAGACCGCCCTGCGAAGTGCTTGCGGCATGGGTGTTATTGTATAGCCATCTGAACACATGTCAACAGGTATTTGCTAGGGACAAACCCTAATAGACCACTAGGGGAAACCCTTAGAATCAGCAGCCTGAACAATCAAGGAAGTTAGTGAATGCCCAGACCATGCCGAACCGATACGCTCTGGTTCCGTAGACCACTGACAGATGAGCAGCGCGCCATTTTGCTAGCAGCTGGTGACGGAGACATCACAATCGGGTTCAATGAGTGCCTTGAACTATGGCGAGCCATCAATCCGCTCAAGAGCCAGTACGTGCCGAATGTTTCACGTGAAACACCAGCAAGGGCAAGCAAGGGTAAGACCCCCAAGAATGCACCCTCTGCCTCCCTCGCACCTCATGCAGATTCTGCATAACCCTATGCAACATCAGCATCAGGGATTCCCCTACTATCGTTAACCCTATGAGGGTTTACCCTATGCTCGATAACCCTACTAGTAGAAACCCTATGAGGGTTTACCCTGTGTGGGTTTGCCCGGATTTGTGATAGGGGGGGGGAGGGTCGGGCGGCTGTGTAAAAATTTTGTGGTGCCCCACTCCCTCCGAAAAAGTGGATTTAGCCTAACAGCGTGACGACCACGCCTGCTAAAAAAAAGAGAGGAGAAAGAGTAGAGACCCGTAGATGGGTAGTCCTCTTGAAGAGGGAGCCTCTCGTTTATCTAGACTATGCCTGATGGCACCTGAGTTACGTTGCCCCGTTCACCTGACCTGCGGTGTCTCACGACATTGGCAGGGGGCTACTAGAAACTCACCCAGTTCGTCACGTTTATCCTACTTGGTCGGCTCAACCGCATAGAGGGGTGGGTCATGCCCCCGTGAACTCACTATATCATGGTTTACCCTATTCTCGTAAACGCTAGTTTCCTATACAATGGTTTATGGCTTACAGAACACCTGCTGTTTTACCCAAGACTGAGTACCAGCGGCTCAAAGAGCTAAAGAAGATGTTGGTGGAGTCCAAGGGCGAGGCTGTCGTCAAGAAGGTCATTGACATCGCCATGAACGACGACCACCCCCAACAGATGGTTGCACTTAAGATGTGCATGGAGAGGGCGTTGCCGGTCAGCCTGTTTGAGAAGACCAGCGCACAGCGTAGTGCTGTCAACATCACCATCTCTGGCATCGGTGTCCAGGTTGGTGAAACCATCGAGGCTGAGGACGTGGAGCCAAAGTATGAGTAAAGAAGTGAACTACTGGTTGGTGACAATAGATCGCCCTGAATGCTTGGATAAGACCAGGACACTGGTTGAGGACAAAAATATCCCAGAGTTTATTAGCTCAGTCATGTCTCATTTCCATTGGTTACACAAAGACCGCATCACTATCGAGACTTCAGACATCCTGCCGTATACCAGAAACAATGAGTGACCTGAACTTCTCACTACTGCCCTGGCAGCAAGAGGTCTACGCAGACCCGACCCGCTTTAAGGTGATTGCTGCTGGCCGTAGGTGTGGGAAGTCCAGGCTGGCCGCTACCATGCTGATCATCGAGGGGCTGCGGTGTCCCCAGGGTTCAGCGGTGCTGTACGTTAGTCCCACTATGGGACAGTCGCGTCAGATTGTCTGGGACTTGCTGCTGGAGCTTGGCAGGGAGGTGATCCAGACCTCCAACGTCAACAACCTAGACATTACCCTGATAAACGGGGCCAGGATCTACGTCCGTGGCTCTGACCGCCCTGACACACTGCGAGGCGTGTCGCTGACGTTCGCTGTGCTGGACGAGGTTGCCGACATCAAGCCCCAGGCCTGGGAACAAGTTATCCGTGCTTCTCTGTCCGACAAGAAGGGCAAGGCTATCTTCATTGGCACTCCGAAGGGCAGGAACTGGTTTCACGACCTGTGGAAGCTGGGCCAGGATGGCGATGACAAGGATTGGAAGTCCTGGCACTTTACGACCAAAGACAACCCGCTGATAGATCCAGACGAGATCGAGTCTGCCAAGAAAACGCTGTCCAGTTTCGCTTTCAAGCAGGAATACATGGCCAGCTTCTCCAATGCTGGATCGGATGTCTTCAAGGAAGAGTGGATCAAATATGGCGAAGAACCGCCTTATGGCTCTTATTTTGTGGCTGTGGATCTGGCTGGCTTCGAGGAAGTGGCCAAACAGGCTGCAAACTCCAAAAAACGGCTAGATGAGTCTGCCATCGCTGTGGTCAAGGTCACGGATGAGGGCAAATGGTTCGTCCAGGAGATCGACCACGGCAGGTGGGATATCCGGGAAACGGCTACTAAGATTCTGACCAAGATGCGGGATTACCGGCCATTGAGTGTCGGAATCGAGCGGGGGGCGCTAAAGAACGCTGTTTTGCCGTATTTGAGCGATCTCATGAGGAAAAACAACGTGTTTTCGCACATCGTTGATTTAACTCACGGAAATCGCAAGAAAACGGATAGAATCGTGTGGGCATTGCAAGGCCGCTTTGAACACGGCAGAATAGTGCTAAACAGCGAAGAGAATTGGGACGACTTTGTTGACCAACTTCTGATGTTTCCCGCGCAAGGGGTACACGATGATCTGCCAGATGCACTCAGCTATATCGACCAGTTGGCTGTGACAAGCTACTTTGAAGAGGCTGATGATGGCTGGGAGCCTATCGACGTAATATCAGGAGTCTAGTATGGATCAAAATGAGTTCTACGAGCCGACAGAGAACGACAAAGAACTGACGGCGTTCGTCGTAGATCACTGTGATCGGTGGCGCGACTACCGAAACACCAACTTTCTAGACTCTTGGCTGGAATACGAGCGCATCTTCCGTGGCGAGTGGGCTGCTGAAGACAAGGTTCGTGACTCCGAGCGTTCCCGCATCGTCACTCCTGCTACACAGCAAGCCGTCGAAACCCGCCATGCTGAGATCATGGAGGCGATTTTTGGCCAGGGCGAGTTCTTTGACATCCAAGATGATCTCAGGGATGTGAACGGCAATCCTCTCGATGTGTCTATCCTCAAGGCACAGCTCATGGAGGACTTTAAGCAGGACAAGATCCGCAAGTCTATCGACCAGATTGAGTTGATGGCAGAGATCTATGGCACTGGCATTGGCGAGATCATCGTCAAGACCGAGAAAATCTTTGAGCCAGCAACCCAGCCAATTCCTGGTCAGCCTGGACAAGCCGCCATCGGTGTGATTGAAAAGACCCGCATGGCGGTCAAGCTCAATCCGGTCAACCCAAAAAACTTCCTGTTTGACCCCAACGGTACGTCTATTGACGACTGCATGGGCGTGGCTATCGAAAAGTACGTCTCGATCCACAAAGTCGTCGAAGGCATCGAAAAAGGCATCTACAAGAAGGTAAACATCGGGACTACCTACGAGGATTCCGACCTTGAGCCGACCCAAGAGCCTAGCCAGTACCAAGACGAGAAGGTTCTGCTGCTGACCTACTATGGTCTTGTGCCGCGTGAATACCTTCAGGAGAAGGACACCGAGACGGTTGTGCTGTTTCCTGACGACTCCGTGGCTGAAGACTACACGGATATGGTCGAGGCCATCGTTGTTATCGCTAACGGCTCGATGCTTCTGAAGGCAGAAGAGAACCCGTACATGATGAAGGATCGTCCGGTCATCTCGTACCAGGACGATACCGTGCCGAACCGTTTGCTGGGCCGTGGGACTGTTGAGAAGTCCTACAACATGCAGAAGGCTATCGATGCTCAGATCCGTTCGCACCTGGATTCGCTAGCTCTGACGACTGCTCCGATGATGGGCATGGACGCTACGCGCCTGCCGAGGGGTGCTAGATTTGAAGTAAAACCAGGTAAGGCGTTCATGGTCAACGGCAACCCTGCCGAGATCCTGTATCCCTTTAAGTTTGGCCAGACCAGCCCTGATAACCTGCGTACCGCCCAAGAATTTGAGCGCATGTTGCTGCAAGCGACGGGTACTCTGGACAGCCAGGGCATGGTTACGAACGGTGCGCGTGACGGGCAGGCAATGTCCACCGCCGTTGCGACGATCATCAAGAAGTATAAGCGCACTCTGGTGAACTTCCAAGAGGATTTCTTGATTCCGTTCATCCAGAAGGCAGCGTTTAGGTACATGCAGTTCGACTCTGAGCGGTATCCGAGTGTGGATATGAAGTTCATCCCGACTGCTACCTTGGGCATCATCGCTCGGGAGTACGAGCAGCAGCAATTTATTGGTCTGCTGCAGACTCTGGGACCGAATACGCCGGTTTTGCCGCTGATTTTGAAGGGCATCCTGAACAACTCCAGCCTGTCGAACAGGTACGAGTTGATTGCGGCCCTTGATCAGATGTCGCAACCCGATCCAGAGGCCCAGCAAATGGCTATGGCGGCGCGGCAGTTGGAGTTGCAAGCGGCTCAGGCTCAGATCGCTGACAAAACGACCCAGGCCGAGAAGAATCGTGCTGAAGCGCAGAAATTGCTGACTGAAGCGCAACTTATGCCGCAAGAGGTACAGGCCAAAGTCATCGCTTCGACGACTACGAACCTGCCGCAAGGTCAAGAGGCTAGCGAGTTTGACAAGCGGGTTAAGATTGCCGAGTTGATGCTCAAAGAGGCAGACATCAAAAACAAGTCTAAGATCGTCGAACTCCAGATGGCCGAGAAAAAGAACAAGGTAACCGGCATGGAAGAAGACTTCTTGGAAGAATTGTCCAGGGAGTTGAGCAATGGACGTTGAAAGCCTCGCCAAACAACTGATTCTTAAGGGGATGACGGAGGAACAGCAGAAGGCTGTTCTGATGTCTATCCGCGAATCTGTCCAGAAGACGCGGGAGCTACAGAAACAGAAGGTTGGCGAGAACGCCCAACTGGTCATTCAGGCTCTCAAGAAGATTGAGTCTGATATACGCGACAGATACGATGACCTTGGCAACAAGATCGAGTCTCGCGTCAGGTCTATCAAGGACGGCAAAGATGGGAAAGATGGAAGGAACGGCGCTAATGGCCGTGATGGCCGCGATGGCTCTATGGGGCCGATGGGTCCAAAGGGCAAAGACGGGCTGAATGGCCGTGATGGCAAAGACGGTGAAGATGGCGTATCAGTAACTGACGCGCACATCGACTTTGACGGTAGTTTGATCATTAGCCTGTCGAGCGGCAGGACAATCAATGTCGGTGAGGTAGTTGCGCCTGATCTCGCTGAGAAGATCAAGGTGATTACCAATGGTGGCGGCACTAGTCAATCAGTGCTTGACACATTGGCCAGCCTTCAGACACAAATCAACAACCTGATCCCTAGCCAAACTGGTCAAGGAGGCAAGTTCCTCACCACTAATGGCTCTGTGCTGTCGTGGGCATCAGTTGCTGGTGGCTTGAGCTACCAGGGCACTTGGAACGCATCGAGCAACACGCCGACTCTAGCGTCTGGTGTTGGTACAAACGGCTACTACTACATTGTTGCGACGGCAGGATCTACGAACCTAGACGGCATCACTGATTGGCAGATCGGTGATTGGCTGATGTTCAACGGAACGGTCTGGCAGAAGATCGACCAATCCAACTTGGTGACCTCTGTCAACTCTCAAACTGGTGCTGTGGTGCTTACCACCACAAACATCAACGAGGGCACAAATCAATACTATCTGGACTCTCGTGCGCGTTCTGCTCTGAGTGCTGGCACAGGCATTAGCTACAGCACTTCGACAGGTGTGATCACCAATAGCGCACCGGATCAGACTGTTGCTCTTACTGCTGGCACTGGGATCAGCACATCTGGAACGTATCCCAACTTCACGATCACGAATACTGCTCCAGATCAAACTGTCGCTCTTACGGGAGCAGGCACAACCAGCATTAGCGGAACGTACCCAAACTTTACGATCACATCGAACGATCAGTACGTTGGCACGGTCACCTCTGTTGGTGGAACTGGCACTGTAAACGGTATCACTCTGAGTGGCACGGTTACGTCTAGCGGCAACTTGACGCTTGGTGGCACTCTGTCTGGTGTTGATCTCACCACTCAAGTGACCGGCACGCTACCTATTGGCAATGGCGGTACGGGACAGACAACGGCCAATGCTGCGTTTAACGCTCTTGCGCCTAGTCAGTCATCTCAGTCTGGCAAGTACCTGACCACTGATGGCACGAACACATCGTGGGCTACGGTCAATGCCGGTGCATCAATCACCAACGACACCAGCACATCGACCAACCTGTATCCGCTGTTTGCTGCTGCAACTTCTGGAACGCCAACGGTCATCTACACAAGCAATGCCAAATACCTCTACAAGCCCTCCACTGGTGAGTTGCAGGCATCTGCTTCTGTATCGACAAACGGTCTAATAATCAACAGCACAACGGTTGCAGCAAGCTACACGGTTGCATCTGGTCAGAACGCAATGAGCGTAGGACCGATGACAGTAGACTCTGGCGTGACTGTGACCGTATCTTCAGGTCAGCGTTGGCTGGTTCTGTAAGGATCAAAGATGAGCAAGATCGCTATTGAAGGCAATGCAAGCGGAACGGGTACGTTCACCATTGCATCTCCAAACTCAAATTCCAGCCGAACCCTGTCTTTGCCTGATGGAACTGGCACCTTTGTTGTCAACGGTATCAACAGCGCGATTGTTTCTGCCACCGCTCAGGCATCGACCAGTGGGACCAACATTGATTTCACCGGCATTCCGTCATGGGTGCGGCGCATTACGGTAATGTTTAATGGGGTGAGCACGAGTGGCGCCAGCGAGATTCAGATACAAATTGGAATTAGCAGCGGAATCGTATCGACTGGCTACGTTTCTACTGGAGTTACTGTGAACACCTCCAGTGCCACAGGCGGATCAAGTGCTAGCACCGGATTTGTTTTGGGAAGTACGACCTCTGCTGCTGCAATCTCCGGCCACATGATAATTACGTTAGTCGGATCAAACGTGTGGGTTTCTAGTCATACATACCGGCAACTGAGCACTAACGCGCTTTTTGGTGGCGGCACTGTAACACTCGGTGGCACCCTCGATCGCGTCCGTATCACAACCGTCAACGGTACTGACACCTTCGACGCTGGCACCATCAACATCCTTTATGAGTGAGAAATAAACCATGACACTCATTCTCAACGGTGACACGGGCCTGTCTGATGTAGACGGCTCTGCGTCTACTCCTGCTATCAGGGGTACAGATTCCAACACAGGCATGTACTTCCCAGGAGCCGACAGGATTGGCTTTGCAGAGGGCGGTGTACAGGTTGGTGAGTTCGATGCCTCTGGCAACTTTCAATTCAACTCTGGCTATGGCTCTGTAGCAACGGCTTATGGATGTCGGGCTTGGGTCAACTTCAATGGTACGAGTACGGTTGCTATTCGTGCGTCTGGCAATGTTAGTTCGATTACAGACAACGGCACAGGGCAATACACTGTCAATTTCACAACGGCAATGCCAGATACAAATTATGCGGTGACTACTAGCACAGATGGATCTGGCAGTGGCTCAGTCCCCTATCATGGGTCCAGAACTTTTAACACAGGGTCTGCACAAATTACTACAACAAATGCAGGTTCGTTTGTGGATAATTCAGTCATTTGCGTTCACGTTGTTCGCTAAGGATCATCCATGCCAAGCATAATCAATAGCGATGATGGTGTTGTATCAGGCTCCTCTGGTCTAAAGACTACAGGAGGCAATGATGGCATCACCAACTTCCAACAAAACGGTACTACACAGGCAACCATCACTGCTGCTGGATTGTTTCAGTTCAACTCTGGCTACGGCTCTGTTGCCACAGCCTACGGTTGTCGTGCATGGGTCAACTTCAACGGCACCGGCACGGTTGCGATTCGTGCGTCTGGCAACGTGACGAGCATCACGGACAACGGTACGGGCGACTACACGGTGAACTTCACCACGGCGATGCCGGATGCGAATTACAGTTTTGGTGCGGTGTGTAGTAGCACTGCTGGAGCGGCTGGTTATGTTGTTCGCATTGCAAATGGCGCTCATGTAACTAGCGGCTCGTTAAGAATACAAATTGTTGACCCAACTATTAGCGCGGCAGACGCGCTTGTTGTGGGTTTAATTGTTATTCGTTAATCAGGAGCCATCATGAACCAACGCATCATCTACCCCAACGACGATGGCGGCGTGTCCGTCATCGTGCCTGCTGCCGAGTGTGGCCTGACGATTGAACAGATCGCGGCCAAGGATGTTCCTGCTGGCAAGCCCTACAAGATCGTGGATGCCTCTGACATTCCAACTGATCGCACGTTCCGAAACGCATGGGAGTACGCATGATCCAGATCAATATGACTAAGGCGAAGGCTATCGCTCATGATGCCCGTCGCGCTGCTCGTTCAGCTGAGTTCGAGCCACATGATGCAATCATCATGAAGCAGATTCCAGGCGCTGACTCCACAGCAGCAGAATCCGCTCGTCAAGCCATTCGTGACAAGTACGCTGCTCTCCAGGGTCAGATGGATGCAGCGCAGACCCCTGAGCAACTCAAAGCACTCATGCCATAGGAGTAGGACATGGAGCCGACTGAAATCGACCCCATCAAGTACGGTGTACTTTGGGAACGTGTCCAGAACATGGACAAGAAGATCGACAAAATGGAAGGTCAGATCGAGGAACTGCTAGCTCTTGCAAATAAGGGCAAAGGCGGTTTCTGGATGGGAATGACTATTGCCAGTTCATTCGGTGCTGCTGTAGCATGGATAGCAGGACACTTTAAAGGCGGCTGAAATGATTGATCCCATAACCGCACTTGCAGCCATCTCGTCAGCCGTCGAGCTTGTAAAAAAAGTCTCGGCAACCGTTGACGATGTGACATCGCTCGGGCCGGTGTTGGGCAAGTATTTCGATGCCAAAGCTGATGCTATCGAAGTCGTCCAAAAGTCTCAGCGTGGCGAGTTCAAGGGCAGCGCATTGGGCAAGGCTCTAGAGCTAGAGATGGCTCTTGAGCAAGCTCGTGAGTTTGAAGAGCAGGTAAAGATGCTGTTCTTTCAATCTAACAAAATGGACGTTTGGGCCAGAATTGCAGCCAGGGCGCAGAGGATTGAAGCAGACGCGGCACACGCTGCTAGGCGCAAAAAAGAGGCTGACAAACGCAAAAAAGAGGAAATGGACGAGCTTTTCATCATCATTGTTGGCCTGTTAGTCGCCTTGGGATCGATTGCAGCCGTTATTTGGGCACTTCTTGAAGGGATGAATCCGTGACTCCAGAGCTACAAAGGTACTACGAAGACAGGTTTGATCTGTTGTCGCAGCCTGGATGGGCCGATTTGATGGAAGATGTTGACAATATGTTGGCATCTATGAACAATGTAAGTAGTATCCCTGACGAAAAGGCTTTACAATTTCGTAAAGGTGAGATTTCCATT